CTATCAAATGTAACTGTTGTTGCACTTGAATTACCACTAATAACAAAATTATTAACTATACTTGGTTCTGTTATAATTATAAAACCTTTATCTAAATAAGCTATACCAATAGATGTGTCAGCAGTTAAACTTAAAGCTGAGTTAGTAATAAAATTATATCTTTCTTTTCTATTAGCTGAGAAAGGTTTAGTTGTCGCAAAACCAGTCGCCCAACTTTTTGTTGGGTCACCACCATTAGGTCTCATTATTTCATCAGAAAATAACAAAGCGTAATTAGTTCCAAACTGACTTGTATTTGTTGCTGTGTCAGTAAATTTATTATCATCTAAAGCTGCTCTATCTCCTTTATTTTGAAAGGTGCTATAAATCGTATATGCACTACCTAAAGATGTTTCTAATTCTAATTTAATTTCTTTACCATCTAACATATTTCCATATGTTGAGTTATCAATTCCTATTACTAATATTAAATCACTACTAAATCCACTAATTGCAGTATCTGAATAACCACCTTGAACAAAGGTTCTACCAGTATATTTTAATATATCAACAGCATTTATTGGTAAATTAAATGATTGATATAAATTAACTAAAGAATCTGTTGTAGTGGCTGATTTATAAATTAAATTATGAGACACACTTGACCCACTTATAAAATTTTGCCCTATTGGGTCTAATGAAGAAACTATTCTAACTGATGATGCTTGAACTCTTTTCTTAGTTTCAACACCAGTATAATATATCGCATTTTTTATTGAAACATTAGTTGTTGTTGAATTTGTTGTTTCACCACTGACTGTAGTTAAATAACCAGTTTGTGTAGGTACTTCACCCCCACTTAAAGGTATTGTTACATTATAATTAGCATCCGAATCACCTAATGAAAATTGGGTAATAAGACCACTTGAGGTTGTTATCAACCTTTCTCTACCTAAAGGAGTTAACTTAGCTGTTAACTCTGTTGTTGTTGCACTGCTCTTAAATCCCATTTTTAAAAATCCATTGATAACTCTAACATTATAGTATTACCAGCAGTCAAATCAACTGGCTTACTCATTTTAGCTATTACAACTAAATTCTTATCACTATCATAAATACCAACGTCTGTTATTTTTAAATCGCCAACTTGAGTTGTTGTATCTCTGGTTGGATTACTTGTATATTGATATTGAGATGCATCAACATTTATTTTAAATAACGTTTTGAAAATAGTTGCACCTATGTAAGCTTTTAAATTACCATAAAAAAATCTTTCATCCCCAAGTTGTAAACTATCTGGAAATGTGTTTGTTGGCATATTTAAAATATTTGTAACATCAAAGAATGTTGTTGCTGAATCCACAATACTATCAATTAAAAAACCATTAGCAGTTGGATTTTGATTTTCCAACAACAATGGGTCTATTGTTTCTCCAACAACGCTGGTAATAGCACTTGTTGTATAATCATATATTTTCCATTGGTCACTTAAAGGTCTATCTTCTGGTTCATCAACTATTTGATACATAACTTTAAAGTTATAAGCATAAAAACCTAAACCATCATAAGTTAATTTTTCAATTTTCCTCATATATGGTAATAAATCAATTGCTTCAACTCTAAATTGAACATCTTTAATTGTAGGTGTTGTGTTTGATATTTTAGTGTAATTTTGAGCTTGAATGGCTGTTGTCATTCCACTACCAGTATTGTTTTCAAGGATATATGTCAAATACATTGTTTTATCAGTATCCAATAATCCAACACTACCAAGACTTGGTGATACTAGATTAGCCGCCAATGAAGGTAGCGTCCAATTTCTATTACTCTTATATGACATAGCCATTACTAAATCATCATCATCAATAACAACTAATTTAAGTTGTGGAAACACTTTACCAACTGCTTTAACTGTTCCACTTACTAATGATGGGTCTTCAATTAAATCAATATATTCAATATCACTATCATCAATATATTTTGTGCTTCCACTTGCTAAGAAGGTCATACCCATTAATACACCAGTTTCAGTTGCATAGGCTCTTCTATGATACATTATTTCTGGTAATTCTAAAGTGACAGTTTTAGAATTAGCATTGTCTATATAGAAAAATTCCCCATAAAAATTAGATATGGTATTATTTGTATAATGAATTATAGATATTGATTTTCTTACAGAATCAATGGTTGATAAACCTGGTGTGTCGCAGATAATATCCCCAGTATTACCAGTAAGTAAACAATCATAATTAAGATATGGGTATTTAGTTCCTAAATACCTATATGAACCATATCTTTGATATGACTCATATGTTGTTCCACCTGTACTAACAGGGATACCAGCTATATCTTCACACCAAGGATTATTCATATTCCATATATCTACATCTGAACATGATGTATCACAACAAGAATCAAATGCAAGTGTCCCACTATCCCAATAGGCAGTAGTAGTTGACCCACCGAAATCATCCCAAACTTCCCCAGAATGATAAACTATAACCAATGAAGTTCCAGTCATACCACTTAAATTTGGTAATTCTCTATCCACAATTAATGTGTCAGAAGTAGTACCACTATTTTCTATTTGATACCATAAATTTGGTATTGGTAGTATGTTATAATAATTTGTTTGTCCGCTAACACTATCATTTACATAACTAATAAGAATAAAATCACCTACTGAGTATGTTAATCCAGTAATATTAAACGATGTTCCACCACTAAAATTAGAATTTGGAATATTCTGACTACTAACAATATACGTTGACCCTGATATAGTTAAATAATTACCATTATATGGATTAAAAAATCCCCTTTCTTCTGCTTCATTATTAACAATAGCTTTTATTACAGCAATGTTAGCTGGTTGCATAACATTAAGATTAGTAACACCATCAGTTGTTACATAATATTTAAGATTTGGTTGTCTGTCTTTAGGTCTTAAAATGTAAGTAGTTCCAGATAGTGCTTGAACAGATTGATTTTGTAAAACCACATCTTCTCTATCGTAATTTATTTCTGAATCCCCAATAGCCCAATAAGCAAAATCTAAAGCCCCTAAAGCAAGTCTTTCACGACCTTTTTCGGTTAATTTTATGCTAGCATATGGTGAGGTGTTATTTATTATGTAACTCATATTTATAAATATAGTTTGTTTTAATTTTAATCATAAAAAAAAATAAATAAAGATTTTTAGTATGAATTAATAGAATTTGTTTTTATTATTACTGGAACTGTTTCACTAAAAGCTTCGCTCCTTATTATATCCCCACACATTGTCTCATATTCTTTAGTGTTTCTAACCCTGTAATATAGTTTAGTTCCAACATCACCACTAAATACTGTTGTGGTGTTATATGCTAACATGCCAGTTATATACTCAACAGTTGCACTCTGACTTATAATATCAAATGTACTTCCTGTGCTAATTTCTAGAGTAAAATAACCATTAGGTTTCTGTGGTGGTCTATTTATATACCAATAAATTGTTTTATTAGCTCCATATATGCCATCACTAAAAGTAGCCATACCATTATAATATATGTTTATAACATCATCTTCTATGACATCACCAATTAATATAATTCTCTTGTGGTTTGTTATTGATTGATAATAATCTAATCCATTAGCTAATGTAGCACCATTAATAGTAACATAAATATCATTACCACTAATAGGTAATATTGATGTGTATATTTCATATTTTCCAGTATCGGTGTTATAATAAATATCATTTGTCCCCTGACCATTAGTTGTTCCACTAACAATAGGAGACGTTACATAAATGGTATCAACTGATAGACTATTGGTGTTACCACCCCTAGCTACATAAGCAAATGTTAATACATCTCCACTAACTGTTGGTGCTAATAAACTTATTGATGTATAACTAAAACCACTATCATTAACACTACCACTATAAGTATAATCTAAATTTCTAGCTAATGTTAATCCATTTAATGCCACAATTAATCCACTACCAACATTAGACCCAATCAAATACTGAGTTGATGCTGTTGTTACCATTTCGCTTTTTACTACAAGAAACCCTAGACCTGACGCTATATCATGACCCTCAAAATATGGTGTGGCAGCAGCATAATTTACTGTAAAATATCCATCAACGGTTCTATCATAAAACGCATAGTTATTACTACTTCTACGTATTGATGTATCTATTGTATCACCAAGTCTACTTCTAAAATCAGTAGTTACATTAAATTTAAAATATCCCTTAACCAAATAATCCCCATCTAATCTTAAATTATCTACTGGTATTGATTGTTGTAATAAATAAGTATCAGTTACCCCAGTTTTTAATATAAAATAAGTATCAGTTACCCCAGTTTTTAATATAAAATCTGTATAATCAAAATCACCATCTTTATAAATTGGTGGTCTTAGAAACATACCAGAGTTATCCCCATATTTATAAATTTCATACTTAAAAATAGCATTGGTATTACCTGTAAATACTGATAAACTATCGAATTCAAATCCTATGTCTATGGTTGTTGCACTATCTATTATATAAACACCTGTATAACCACTAGTTAATGAATAATAACTTTGTGATGCTAATGTTATGCAATAATCACTACAACTTCCAGTGCATGGTGATGAGTAATTAATAGCTAGACAAGTATCAACGCTTAAAATATCAACACCATATGGTCTTGTAACATAAAAAGTTGTTTCGTTGTTATAATAATCATATTGTAAGGTGGTAAATGCTGTCTCCAAAGCATTTATTAATTGAACGTCTGTTGGAACATCTGTGGTTAATGATGTTCCAGTCCAAAACGACCCACTATAAACAATTGTATCATCTTCATCTACCACAAGAGTCCATATTACATTATCTAAACAACTTGCACTTATTGTACAAGCTGATGTTGCCGATAATAATATATCGGTATAATTAATACCACTAAATTCAATTGTTTCTGTAACACAAGTATTCCCAGTAACCCCAGTAATTTCAAATGTTGGATTGCTCCATATTGCCATATCTGAACTACAATTAACATTTAGAATGTCCTTATTTCTTAGACATTCTAAATTAGTTTGTACATATATTCTTTCTTGGAATCTCATCTTAATATGATATTTCTAATTCTATAAATGTTTTGTTTCTTTGTCTTAAACCAAAAGTTCTTGGTTTATTTAACAAATCATAATTTTCTACTCTACTAAAATCCTGTTGAAATACTTCTAATTTAAAAACTTTAAAATAATCACCCTTACCAACTTCCCCATCCATCGAGTTTAAATAATTAACTGATGATAGGTATGGTAAGTAAATTACACCTTGTATATTTCTTATTAATTTTGGCATATTTTATAAATATTACTCGTTTTCAATTATTACTGTTATTCCACCACCACCTTGTGGTAATTGTTGTTGAGATTGTTGTGGACTTAATATACTAGGAATCACATTTACACTACCTATGAATTCTGACCCACAATCTCTTTGTATTATATATACTCCGCTACATTGAACATATGTTTCACATTGTGAAGAGAATGTTAATACAGCTTCATCAACATCAACTAGATTATTAGACCCAATAATACCCAACGGATAATTTTGTGGTGGAACACAAGTAAACAATGAATAACCTTTGTATTTATATTTTTGGGCATCGTATATAGTATTTCCATATATATAATTAGCACCCCATATTGTTGTCGATGGTATTACTTGTTCAATTAAATCAACCCAATATGTTCCTATTAAACTTGAAAAATTACTCATACTGTCATAATCAAACTGAGCACTTTGTGTGCTACAAAGACTATTATTCATATACCTATCATATAATAATCTAAGTGTTGGATAAGCACTTATAGTTTTTCTACATCTAGCATTAATTAATTCACTAGAAATTATATCATTAAATTCACTCATTGTGGTTATACCACTGACACTACTAGTTAGTAAACCATCTAGGTCTATACATCTATCTCCACATCTAACGTATTTACATTTTTGGCATTCATCATCCCAGTAAGGTTTAACAAAATGGTCACCTAAATTACCATATGTAAATGGGAAAATAGGAAATGACCCTGGTGTATTAATAGTTCCTTCATATACCTGTAATGTGTGTGCTAAATTGTTACACATTGTTGCATTCATAACATTACTATAATTTTCTGTTGTTGCTGAACCTCCAGACATTGTATAATTATAATATAAACCAATAGTCCCGTCATTTTCACCAGTAATCCAAATACCATCAAATATTGCTGGATTTCCCAATGTGCTAAATAAATTATTTAATTTATAAATAAATGAACAATTTACATTCTCTTCTATTAAACTAGTATTTGTTACTGAAGCTGACAATAAAGATAATGCATACATACCACCAGATGGATTATTCGTTATTGTATTACCAGTTGAGTATTCTCCACCTAACACAACAGTTCCACCAGTTATATTTGTCCCACTTAATACTTCATCTTCACAGCAACAATTTGCAATAGGTAATTCTACCTCTATTGGAGTTATTATACATTGAGTTCTACCAGTATCCCAAGAGAACGTTCTGTAGTTAGTTCCAAATACATTATTATATTGACTTATATTGTTTCCTATTGCATTACAACATTCCTGAGTTAAATCATTAGTAACATTAGTTATAGTAGAAGACCCACCAGATATGGTAACTAAATCATATAAACCTATACTACCATCAGTTTCACCAACAAGCCAATTTCCTATGAAACTATTAGAAGTACCATATGCTGAATTTATTTTGTAAATAAAAGAACAATTAGTTGTTTCACTTGAAAAAATATTTGGGGCTCCAGATACAGCCCAACCCATAAGATAATCAATATTTGAGCAATTTGTAGTTCCACTAGGCTGAGATGGGGTTGGTAATATTTCTGTTCCACCAGTAAAATTAGTACCAGTTATGGTTGTGCCACTAGAACACGTTCCATAATCAATTCCTATTGTAGTTGAGCAAGCACTTAATAAACAAGGATTATCATCTATATAACACCATACATCCGTTTCAATTGCATTTGGTATTGATACATCTAAATCTATTTCTTTAGTATTAACAACTAATTTGAAGTGGTTTTCATTATAAGAAGTGTTTCTTGATTCTAAATTAAATTCTCTGTGAATTGGTTCTTCATTTGCTATCCAAGATTTTTTATTATCTATTACCTTTTGTATATCAAATGATGGATTTGATGTAACAAAAATTTCATTTGTTGTTACTCTATTACATATTTTATTTAATGATATTTTATCAATAAGAATACAAAAATCAACACAAGAATCGTTAATCTTTATACTCAAATTAATATATTGATTAGTTATAGCACTAATAACTAATGGGTCATTTATTATTGTTTCAAAATGTAACCAATCTGATGAAAAAGGATTATGACCTATTAATGTATTAACCTCATTTATTTGCTCTAAAGCAGTTGTTCCAGTTAATAATCTTAACGCATTTGCCTCATCAATTAATTGTTGTGTTAATAATCCAGCTAACGCATCACAAGTAGAGCCATCACAAGTTACCCCCGAATAATTTGTTATGTAAATACCACTTGGAGAATTATTCATTAAATATGTAAATAAATTATTAGCTCCAACACCAAATATATGTTCAGTATAAACACTATTTACTACTTGTGGTGTGTTTGGGTCTTGAATATCAATAGACATTGATGCGTCTAATCTCTCTAATGTATCTATCGCTAATACACAATGTCCAGCTTGTAATGCTAATATAGCATCTATACTACTTTGTGTTGCTGTAATGTCTGCTTGACAATCATTTAGTTGTATTGTTATATCATTAATATTTGATTGTCTGACTAAATTACTTTGTATTAATGCATCACATTCACCATTTATATTATCACAAATTGTGTAGTATAAATCTGGATTACCAGAAATAAAAGCTAAATACAAAAATGGTCCAAGTAAGGATTGTGGAATGTTATATGGGTCAAACTCCCCACTTAACCAAGCGTCCCAACTAAGACTATCAATATGATTAATATTAAAATAATTATCTAATATAGTATGCCACGCTTCTATACCAATTTCTGTTAATACATAATATATAGGTGGTATTGTGTTACCTTCATGAACTCTAACTAATACATGATTAAATGGAATTGATTCGTATGTTTCTAATTGACTTTGTAATGAGTCGCATATAACTCCTTGAGATTCTAAGTGATTATATAATTCTATTAACTCATCATTTTGACTGGCTTCTTGAATATCAAGTATTTGTTGACAATCAAATTGAAATAAATAATCAAATTTAACTTCTAAATAACAAGTTTCATTTGTGTCAGCATAAAATAACGCTCCGTAATTACCCTGTGGATTTAATAGAACATTAAATGATGTTATTTCATCACAATTCTCTGGAAATTTAACCCAACCACAAATTTGTCTATCTTCATTCCAAGTATATGTATGACCTGACCCACCTTCTATAGACCCTTGAGCAACACGTGTGTTTAACCACACATTACAGCATTGACTACCCATTTGAAATGGTTCCCACGTTCCATCACCATTAGATGAATCGTAAAAGAACGAAGCACTACCGTCTGGGTTATTTATAACAACCACATAATGAGCACCAGCCAACAATTGACCGCAAACTTCATATCCATAATCACTTATTCCAACAGGCATTTTTTATTTTTTTAAATTTTTAAATATCATTATTGCATACAACTATAATCAAAGTAATTGCTATTAGGTGTTTCATTACAAAGAATAGCTCTTTTACGTCTTAATAAATATATTAAAGCTATGATTGGTATGGTTTCAAGGTTTCCATCATCATCAATATCATAACAAGCTAAATTAGTAAAGTCAATATTTTCAACTCTACACCCCATACCTAATTCTCCAGTAAATGGGTCTACTATTTCATGAATTGTGCTCATTCCAGCTGGACAATTACAACCATCTACTGTTGTCACTCTTGGTTCTCCATCTGGTGTAACAAATAATAAGTAACCAAAATTATCATCACCAACACCAACAGATATAGTTCCAGTTTCAAATGTATTACCACTTAATATCCAATTACAATTAGCAAAACAACTACATCTACTATCTGGAACTACTGACTCATTTGGACAACATATACTACCACTATTAAATGGTGGTATATTATTCAAAATAGAATATTCTGGGGTAAATCCATTTATTTGCATATATGTTTCATAATCATCATGCTCATAAGGTGTTCCATTAAAAACTGAAACACAACATTCTGGGTTTATATAAGGACTATTGTAAAATGGTTGTGTTGCTGGAGAACCATCCATGTTATATTGAGGATATTGATAGATATAAAAATCGTATTTACTATCAAGTTCCCAACTCTGAGAATTACCATAAGTTGTTCCTGTATATAATAAATTACTACAATCAATCGTACTTCCAGATTGATTAATACAAATTCTTAAAGACCTATCATTTGTTGGTATATCACAACCACAATCATTTACTTCAGTTGTTGGTTTAGGGTCATCTATTATCTCAGTTTCTAATACATAACAACCTGTTATATCAAATCCTTCAGAACTACTTAAATCAACAAAAGTGGTGGATGAATATGGTATATTATTAATTAACCCGCTATTATAATTTGTAAATAATGCTGTAGTTCCAGTTTGGACTGTAACCCCTGTTATTGTAACAGGCTCAAACCCATCTATTAATCCCCTTAATTGATTTATATATTCTTGCCCAGCATCATAAGGACCTATGTGTGGGTTGTTACCATTTAATACATAAATACTGGCATTAGCTCCACCAGTTTCTCTATACCATAATCCAGCCTTTTGAAAATACATGTCTGGAGTATTAGGTAATAACTTAGGATAACCATCATCATCAATATTATAAAAAGTTAAATCAGTATCTAAATTGTTTAAGGCTAATACCTCTTTAAATATATCAACATTTAAAGGTTGATTAACAACATATACATGTTCATTGAAACTAACTAATCCATCTGGCGCACCTATGAACTTAAATAAAAATTCAATAGCTTTTCTAGTTCCCTTTGATTTCCAAATCCAAGGAGAATTCATAACAATCCTTCTCCACATTTCATATTCAGCTTCTATTGGTGTTAGTCCTCTACTTTGCCCTGAAAACGTTGCTCTACTGGTTGATACGTAATTACTTAATAAGTTATTTTCTAATATACTTGAAACTAATTCCCAACCAATAACTCTTGCTAAGTTTTTTAAAACTAAGTCTGGTGTGTTATTCTTAACATCATAAGTAACAGTATTTGCATATGCTATACCATCAATGTATCTTTTAATATCATCAAATGCCCTTCCATAAATCTTTAAAGTTTTATTAACTTTTTGTCCAGCAGTTTCATCCACACTACCATCACATCTTGGAACTGTATCAAAATCAGATATAGATTCACTTGTTAGAAATCTAACAATTAAATTGCTTCTTGTAATATCAGTGTTATTAGCAACATCTATAAGTCTGCTGACATAATCAACATATTGAGGTGTATCAAAATCTAAATTATATCCATCGCTTGTATTCCATGTTATTGCTACATTTTGATAGATTATAGAACCATCTTCTGTTTCTGTTGGAAATCTGAATTGTGCTGTATACTTAGGTTTAATTAATGTATTCAATAAATTATATTGAAAATCATTTAAACCGTTAAAAAATTTATCCGTTTCAACTTTATTAGGTTTTATGTGATATTTAACAAATAAATTAACTGTATTTCCAGTATTAATAAATGGATTACCTTCTACTTCAACAAATACTGTGTCATTAATTTCGGAACTTGCCCCAGTAAATCCAACAACTGGGTATTCTAAATTATTAAACAATATATTATAATTTATATAATTGACCGTCAAATTCCTAAGTGGATTACTTTCATTAAAAGTATTTAAGATAGTCCCATTAGTCAAATAATTAAGTCTATATTTATTAACTATTGTGTTTGTATCAATACTGAATGTTGACCTATTATTAAATTGGTTATAATAATAATTATTTACTGTGTAACCAGTTAAATTACTACCATATACTGGATTCATGTATATTGATGCCACCCAATTGGTTATTATTTCTTCTAGATTAACTCTTATAAATTCAGTTAATGAACCAAAATAAGCGTGTGTTAATAAATCAGATTCATCTAAATTAAGTCTTACATTGGCATTGTTTTCTAATAAAAATTCATTTTCAACATCACTAACACCAAGAGTATTTAAGCTAAAGAAATTACTGAAGCTACCAACGTTAAAATTAACGCTTATATGCGGGTCAAGATTTGTTGTAACTGTAAAATTACCAAGTGTAAACAAAGAAAGTCCACCTTCATCAGTAAATTGATTACCAACCAATGAATTGGAAAAATCCCTATATTCAATATTATCATTGAAAAAGGTTCTTTGTGCATACCCAGAAACTCTAACTCTATTATTTGCCATTATTCTATTATATGTTTGTTATATCATCAAAATCTTTAGTGAAATCAATATTAGTTCTTTCTTCCCTAATTTCAAATAATGGTTTACCAGTAAATTCATCCCTAACTTCAAATAAGTTGTATTGTTTGTAAATTTGATTACTAAAGTTGTATATAGTGTATATACCATCTTCAAGAGATTTGCTTTGATTACCAAATAATCCATATGCTATTGTTTCAACATCATGTTCCACCATTTCTATTTCAATCATCAATGGATTAAAAAAAGTGTTTGTTATAATAACTTCTTGATTTGGTTGTCCAATGAAAGGTAAAACATTTGGTTTTACGTTAGATGCTGAACTTGGTGATACTGTGCAAAATATAAGGGTTGAGTTATCATTAAATCTATAACGAATTGCCTTTTGATTTGTATTAGTTAAATTTTGATTAACTGGTTCTGCTCTATTATTAGATGTTACTATCTTAAAGAAATTTCTAATTTTAGCATCATTAACAGATGTATCAGTATTTATATATTCAATTCTATAACCTATTAAATTATTATTTTCAAATCTATTAACAAAATTAGGTGGGACTGCTGCTGTGTCAAATATCAAACCTTTGATATCAGGAAACGCTGATAATACCCCACAATCTACTATTTTGGTTCTTATTTCAATAGGTTTAATCATTATTGTATAAATCCCCTTAACACCAAAATCAGTTACTGGTAATTTAAGCGTAAATAAACCGCCAAACACTTCAAATCCAGTTACGTTAGATTGAACCTTGTTTGGGTTATCAATAGGTAACAAAACCTGATTAGGGTCTAATTGTGTTATTGTAGTATTACCTATTGAATCTCTACTTGGAGAATAATGAAGCCATATCTCCACATCGGCTGGTGATACATCTGACCCTCTTTTTATTCCATATGTTCCTGAACTCATATTATTAATATTCTAATTTAACATTATTTGGTATAAACACCATTTTACATTTAATAAGGTCATCAGATGAATAATCTAATCCACCAAAATCAAGTTCTGTTATTCTACACTCGGTTATTGTCCATTTTTCAATAACTGAACCAACTGGGTCTACCAAACTCAGAATATAACCAAATTTAAAATCATCATATATTAATTTGGTTAATTGCTGACTAACTGATGGTGATACTGGGTCTATAAAAGTTATAGATATTGGTTCAAAACCAACATTATTGTTAATTCTCCTTAAACGTGGTCTGTCTGTTGCTACAACAAAATCTGGATTAAACCCAGATTCTTCTGAGAATTTAATTTCCCATCTATATGCCACTTTAGGTTCATACGGCAACCTTATTTTTATTTTACTTTCCATTTCTTTTAATTTTATATTTCATAAAATACTGAACTAATTCACTAACTGTTAGTATTTTTTTGTGTTTTCTTTTTGTGTTTATCGGCTTCATACTTTAACATTATAATAACCATTTCCATAATCAAGTAAACCAAATAAGCTTTTTATTTCACCTAATCTTAAATGATTCTCCATTACAGTAGTTACTCCTCTATCTATAAATACATCACTTTGAATTTCTGGTTGAGAAATTATACCTAATAAATATTCTTCCTTTGTTAATGCTGATAATCCAACATTAGTGTTATTAAATCCTTCGCCTAAATATCTAACAGTAGTTAATGGAAGAGTTGTAATATCACCATCACCATCTATTATATCATAAGTGGTTGCACTATAAGATTTATATTGTAACCCATTAATTTGGGCGTTTGTCCCAATACCAAATACTGGCGCATCAAAGGCATATACTATGGGGTCATTATCATTAACAACTCTTGTTACACCGTTAACTGATACACCCAAATAATTAATATATTGGTCTGTATCTATATTAAAATTGGGTATATATAAATCATTTTGATTATAACTACTAACTTCATTAAGCCTATCATTAGTGTTTCCAGTTATTATACCAGCAATTCTATACCAATCTGAAGCAACAGCACCTGAATATCTTACATATGGATAAGTATTCAAATTAGATACACTATCCATAGCTGGTGTAATACCAGCCATAAATGGAAAAGTAATACCACTTAAATTCAATTTATTAATTAATACTGTATAATCAGGAATTGTGTTATTCTTAGGGATGAATGATAAATCAGTAAACATACCCATATCATCAACATCTTGAAGTAATGGAACATTTATATATATGAATCCAGTTGTATTTAAAGCCCCATAACTTAAAGTTGAAGTTCTATCTGTAAACGTTTCTAATGATATTTCTCTTTTAATTATTTCCATTAAGATACTACTAATTCATATAAATTTATAACACAGTCAATATCAAACGGTGGGTTTGGTATAACTTGAACATTATTTGATTGGTTGTTTGGATATGTATCATCTAATGAATAAAAAAATCCAGTTGGTAATCTAATTAAATCATATTTTGTGTGTAATTTACCAACTAAATTATCAATTGTTGTTATTGTAGTATTAGTCATGAAATTAGTTGATTTACCAGTTTTAGCATTGTTAAAAGTAGCTCTCATATACAATGACTTTGGTAAATTTATATCAACTTCATCTTTATAATGATAAATAAAAAATCCACCACCCACAACTTGCAAATAAGATAATGGATTAGCTAATGAAAATACAACTTCTTTAACTGAAGCTGAATTAACGTTACCAGTGGTAGTATCAGATAAATCTATATTTGGATGTATTACAATTCTAGAAACCAACCTTTGATTTGTTAATATATCTGTATCATAAAAATTAAGTATTAATGATGATTTAATTAATGAATTTTTTCTAAATTTTAAATCATCATTATCAAAACCAATATCAGAATACGTAGTTGGGATTTGAAATGTAGTATTTTGGGTATCGTAAAAAAAAAGTTTATAAGTTACTGTTTTAGCAACATTTATTATACCAGGAGTAATGCCTATAGGTGTAAATCTAACCTTCTCATAATCTTTAATTTCATTAACAGCTTTATCTAATTCTGGTTTAACAAAATCTTTTTCTATTGTTTCAGATTGGTCAACTAATTGAAAAGTCATATCTAATGGAATTTTTAAAAATCCATCATCTTTTGGTATTTTAAACTTATATCTACTAACAGGCATCTTCTACTGATTTTACTGTAAATTTATTTGTTATTCCACTTCCTAATATATCATTAGGTTGTGTGCTGTTATAATATAAATCAAATTGTTTATATGGGTCTTGTCTTCTTACTGGAAAACAAAAGTTATTGTATAAATAATGCGACCCATTTAAAAACGGATAATTAAGTGTTTCATATTGTCCATCATTCAATCCTATGTCTAATAAATCTCTCCATATCCATCGACCATCACCTAAATCTTCAGCATATGTGGGTATACCTTCAGTATTAATATCTCCTTGTTCAATGTAATTTGAAAAATCCCTTATTTTTAACAATGTGTGGGGGTAATAAAAATAACCTTCATGTCTTGGTCCAGCTGCATACATTGGATTACCTAAACTTTCTCTATTAACTGTATTAAATCTATGTCCAACAACAGATAATCTATGTTCTATAACTTCAAATTTATTATACTCAACCAAATCCCCATAAAAAATATCATCATTTATTGTTATATTATCTTCTAATGGTATTGGAGAAGGGAATGATGGATTTGGAACTGTACCATTATGCAATCTTTGTAGCATTGGTATTGGTAGGTTAAATACGTTTTGAACTAATCCACACTCAACCCCAGTTGTTAATTTTGTAAACATATTATTACTTTTTGTTTTCAAAACTGTTAAATACATCTCACTAAGAGGTCTACCTAGATTATCGACTAAACCATTTATATCAATATCTTCATTAAAAACAAACTGACAAACTTCATCTCTATATATTGTCTTACTAAAAGCCGCTGGGTATATTTCATAATCATCTTGCTCAATAACACCATTATTAATGTTAATATTAACTGTGTTTATTTTTTTGAAAAGCCTGAAGTAATAAACTGATTCTTGATTTGCTACTAATCTTGTCATTCTAGCACTAACAAAGCTACCAGTATTTAGGTTAGGATTAGTTTGTTCTATCTCTATACAAAAATAAAACTCCTTATCATCACCATTATCTAATCCAAGTCTAATAACTCTATAATCACCATCCAATACTGATGGTGATGAATCTTTTATCCTAACTCTATCCCCTTGTTTTAATCCATGATATACTGGGGTTGATAATGCTATAAGATTTCTCCCACCAACATTAACATTAACATGGTCTGTTACTATAAGCCCAAAATTGGTTGTTCCAGAAACCATATAATGTTTGGTATCTGCTGAAAATGGGTATGTGACTGTTAGTTCCCAATTCTTTATCCCACCTAATAATTTTATAAAAGAAAATTTATCTGGTTTTGGTTCTAAGTAATTAAATATACAAGTGGTGTTAGTTATTGTTGATGGGTCATACACTATAGTTGGGTCATAGTATCCAAACCAACCATCTCTTTCTTGCAAATACTTATTATATGATTCTGGGTAGGTCAATACAATATCACCAGTGTCAATATTATCATATTGGTCAGTTGTGAATTTGGATAAACAAAATGTTTCCCAACTATCAACACCACTTATGTTAAATAAAACGTTACTAATTATTGGTTTTATAGTTCCTAATATTCTATATTTAGTGCAATTTTGTCGTTCTTTGTTAAAAACAACCCCAGCATCAACAATAGCGTTTATATCATTTAGAGGTAATAGACGTTCACTACCTTCTAAATTTACTTTAACAAATGTATCTGTATTTACATTATTCTGAGCGTTAGCTGAGTTTAATTTATATCTAATTCTATTTTCTGACATTTACCCACTTCTTTATATGGATAAATATATATTATTAAAATTATTTTTAAATAGTTTAAAACTATTCTGATAATGTTCTTGTTTCTGGTGGTATACTACAACCATTTCCATTTGTATACCATATATTATATGTGCCACATGGAACAGTAATGAAATCATGCATAGTTGCAGAAACAGGTCCAAAGGTGTCATTAAATCCACCACCAGAAGTAGAACTTATATGAAAAGTATAATTAGGTGGGTTTAATGTTGGGTGTGGATTGTATACTTCTACATGGATAATACCTAAAGAACTAGTACAACCACTAGGGGTTATAGCTGTCTTCATAGTTAATTGCGACCCAGCATTAATTATAGTCTGATAAGTAGCTACTTGACCTATACTATCAGTTACTGTTAAATCATATGTTCCAGAACCTAAATTAAAGTTGCTTTGTGTTGATGATGTATAACCATTATCACCAGTTACAGTGAATGAATATGGTGCTATACCACCACTTGGTAATAAATATATATTACCATTTGTTGCACCATAACAAGTTATTTGTGTTGTATTAGCACTCAATGTTAATGGTGGTGGTCCTGTGATAATCGCTGTTTGTGTACAAACATCACCAACAGCATCAGTTACAGAAATACTATAAGTATCTATAGGTAAATTTGAAACCACTAAAGGTAATGTATTTGGTGGACTACTTATATTACTAACAACGTTACCATTGCTATCTTCAACAATAGCATTAAATGGTGCTGTTCCACCTATTACATATATATTTATAATTCCATCACTATTTGTTGGTGAAGTTGTCGGAATTATGCTTACTCCACATTCTATTGTAATTGGCTCTTCAACAATAAATGTTATGTCTGATATTAATCCAGCATCATCAGTTACTGTTAATGTATAAGTTCCAGCACACAACCCATTTATATCACCATCATTTTCAGCATCACCATTTTGTGTAATGACACTACCGTCTGGATATGTCCAAACATATGTGTATGGGGCATTACCACCAACTACAGTAATATCAATGCTACCATCACAATTTCCTTGTGTTACAATATGTGTAACATCACCTATTATAACAAAATCCTTATTTCTGTTTGGTGGGCATGGAGCAAAATATTTATTTTGCATTTTACTTAAAGCTGTTGCATTTCTATGTAACCCAAAATAAAAATAAAATGAATTTTCAAAATCAAATCCACCGCTTTGAGGATTCCTAAAAGTTAACCAATCTGGACTACCTAAGTTAGCATATGTACAATCAATTGAGTTGTTGTTGAAATCGAAGCGACAATCAACTGTTAATGGGGTTGAGTTGTTAATAGGGTTATTTAGTGTGGCATTATTCATCCAAGCAAATACATTTCTAGGAAAGAAATAATCAATATCCGCATTATTTATATGTCCATCTAATAATTGGTTATTAGCATCTATTTCATCTAATCCAACACCTAATTCACACAATCTTGATATATTAATACAACTATTTGTATTACTCTTAAACCCAAAACAATTAATATCTATTATAAGTGGTGGTGGAGTGCTATTAATACCACCAAACGTATCTAACCCTGATGTTACTGGTGTTAAATTACCATTTATATTTTCATTTTCTCTATTATATGGTGGAATGTTATATGTAGTATCAACAAATAATTGTTGTACTAATGGAAAACCTTTTAAATTACATTTATTACTTGCACCAAGAGTTATTATATCTGTTGCAAACAATCTTGTTCCAGTAGTTCTTGATAATGGGGCGTAATATAATGTTCCTTTCCATTTTTGAATAAGACCTTCTATCATTGTTATGGCTCTTACTTTATCAAAATCAGTTGATGTTATACCAGAGTCACATTGACATGTGTTTTTTGTATAATTATCGCTATAACAAATATTATCATAACCATTAATACCATCATTATCTACACCATGATATTCACCAACTGTTAGTCCACCACAAGTCCATTCACAAAAATTCTCCTCACCATTTCCTTCCTTCTTTGTTCTATGTCTAAATAAAAAGGCATATAATGTCCCATTAATCCAATCATTATAAAAATCCCACTCTAAAATATTTAATGATTTAACTAATCCAGTAGCTAAACATAACATAAATCCAGCATCACCAGGAAAGGCAGTATCTCCCCAATCATTATCTGGTAAGCTACCAACACAAATTGCTGTCCCACCTTGTGCAGCATCACACCCACCAGACCCATCATTACAACCTGGTGCATAAAACTCTCCAGTATCACTACACTCTAATGTTATACAAGGTATATAATTAATTGTGTTAATACCAAAAAAATCTAACACACTATTAAGAATATCAATAATACCATTAATTAAGGCTATAAATGTTGCATTAATTAATATTACCATATAAGTAATAAATGACATTATTAAACATATTAACCCAAACATAAAATCCCCCTCAACATTCAACTTATTAAAAGGAAATGGGGTGTATTTACCTCTTGCACTATCTACATCTTTTATCCCTAAGAATGTTCTAATGTTTGCTTCATTAGGGTCTGTGGTTTTTTCATATCTTCTAATGAAATTCTTAATACTATATATTTGGTTCCAATCTAGCGTAGCAAAACTTTGAGGTTTTGTATTTGCGTCAAAATTAAAATCTACGTCAAGTATACTATTAGGATTATGTGGAACTAAATATTTTGCTCTTTCTCGTAAATTACCTTCAGTACCCATAACATCCATACCAATCCTAAATCTAACATTAGCTTTAGTTGGAATCCCTATAAGGGGGTCATCAGTTGGGACTAACTGACCAAATTCATTTGTTACTAAATAATTTAAATTCATTGGTATTTGATAAGCCCACGTTCCATCATCATCTATTAATTGACCACCAGATATATCATATCGCTCAATTGAACCATCTGGAGTTTTTCTTATCATTTCTATAACACCCCTACCAGCTGTCATTCCATCCATGATACCCATATTTTCACTTGGTTTACATTTTAAACTTAATGAGTTTTCTTCATTGTCTCCAAATATACTACCCATAAAAATGGCATGTGGAATAACATTAGTTTGTAAATCAATGTCTCTTCTTGTTATTGCAACATCACAATTATCATCATCACCCCAAAATGGCATAACTTGAACTCCTACTGGTGATTTTCTAACTATGTTAATCATAGTTTCTATATTTAATTCAGCTTTAAATTTGCTATTTGAATCGAATACTTCTGGTGTAGCACCCTTTCTCATGAAATCATATGGTTTTTGAGAAATTAAACCTATATCAGATAAATCAGCTTCAACATGCATTATATGGCTTCCAGTAGGAACACCAAATATCATATAATCACCAGAATCATTTGTTGTTGTTGTAAATTTATAATATTCACAATAAACATCTAACATTTCATCATTATCTAAAAATTGCCGTTTATCTGGAAATGACCCTACTGGTGTAAAACATTCATTATTAGTTTGATTATCTCTTGGTAATAGATTATATCTAATACCATCTGATGTTGTGTCTGTTATATTCTCAAATGGATATATACCAGATATAATTGGATTATCTTTATCAATTTCTGATATAGGAACGAACAGGCTAACTTTAGCATTAGGAACACCAAAGCCATTATTAACTATAACTCTACCAATAATAGCACCATAGTTAGCACAATATTTTGTATATAATTCTTGCTGACTTATTTTTAAAGATAAAACTTCTATAAAATCGAAATCTTGTTGTAGATTTACCTTTATAAATTTATCATTACCATTTGGCTCTGTTCGTATTCTAATAGATTTTGACATTAACAATTACTGTTCTAACACTTCCATATCCTTCAAATTAATGTTAGAACGGTTTATTGTATTTTTTATTGCTTTACCAATAATAGTCATTAGTGTCAAAACATCTAATGATTTGTTTTGAATTATAGTTTTATATAAAACATATATTATTACTGGGATTAATAATGGTGATAACACCACTAATAATAAGAATAATACCCATTTTACAATAGTATTTAGATTAATATTAATTAATTTACCGCCTTCTTTTTCTACATGCGATATCTCTCTGCTTTTATTTTTACATCCACAATTTGCCATGTTATAATAATATACTAAAATCTTTTTAAATAAAGATTAGTTTGGTCTAACCCTACAAGTTATATCTATATTTGGGTTTTTAATTTCAAACATTGATATTGGGTCACCTATTAACGAATAATTACCAGTTATATCAATTTCTCTGGTAGCTTCATTAATATATGGTTGACTTATTTCGTTTAATGAATAACCGTTACCAACTCTATTGAACACTCTGAGGTCAATAACATTAAGAACACCACCAACATTATTTATATTTTCAACTAATTGTGATAAATATATATTTTGTCCCATATCCCAGTTAGTAATATCCATATAAGTTCTAATTTGGTTTATCACTTCAGCCATAATTTGACTTTGCGGAAATTGTCTATCTACAAATAAATCAACTTCAAAAGCTAAATTAATTATTTTACCATTCTTAATTTCCACATAATCATTAATCATTCTATAATCAGCTAAATAGTTTGCAATATTATTTCTTAATGTGCTTGTAGATTGATTGGTTAATTGTCCAGTGGAATCTAACCCCAAGACATATACACTTATTTTATTTTGATTTTCTAAAACACCAACTCTAAATGGAACACCAAATTCCCCTGACATTAAAGCTATTCTTGATTGGTAATCTTTTATAGTTACAGCCCTATTTTGAGCAGCAAAATTATATCTTGTTAGATTTCTAATTTCTTCTATTGAAGGTTCATTCTTACCGCCTAATGCTGGGATTGGGTTATTAACAGTTAATGATGCTCTAACAGCTTGATTTATGGTGTTGTCAACACCATTTATAACCATATTAACATCATTTATTCTAGTTAATACATTAGGTCCTATGTTAGTACTTGCGCCACCACCAACTCTATATTGAACAAACATAGTAGTATTTGGGCTTGGTGAAATACCTAGAGATAGATTATTAATAAAATCACCAATTCTGTTTATTAGTGTAGCATCTACATCAAAATCACATAATGAACCAATATCTTGTGAGCCGCCACCTAATATTAACTTCATAAACCCTAAGTCAGTGAACTCTGTTATAAATCTTCTATCAACACGTATCCATTTTCCTGGAACTATACTTGAATTATCCGATACTGTTGAATTATCTCTAACAAATATGGTATCTTGAGCTAAAGCGTCAACTTCATACCATCTTAAATTAGAATCCAAAAACTGGTCTATTGTAGGGGTAGAAGTAAAATCAGTTCCATCCAATGTTATTATTGAATTTATTGATAATACGTCAGAATCTGGTAAAACTAATTCAAAAAATGGTCTAACATCGTTCTCTGTCATAACTCTTTTAAAAACTTTAGTTCTACCATTAACTACGATTTCCCTTTTAGTTAACGTATAGTTAATAATGTTACCATTACCATCTAAATTTGGAATTACTAATTGATTAGGAATTCCACCAACTGTAAAAGGTGATGAAAAATCAATATCATTTCTAGTTTCAAAAATTTTACCAGCACCACTTATTTGTGCCCCCTGTCTTATAACAGGAGCATATGAAATATCAAAAGTATCCCCATTAACAGGAACAGTAACACTAAAATCAGCTATTGTTATACTTGGTCTTTTTCCTGGTATCTTTAACCCAAATGTCCTAGCCATTGATAATATGCTAGACCTTTCTTGGGCATAATTTATTTGAGTTTCCTGAAACATTCTATCTGTGTGGAATGATAACATATCACCAACAGCAGCATTTAATTCTAATAACATCATACCAACTGATGCGTCATTAAAATCGTTAAAAATATCTGGATAATATTGCCTAACATAATTAACCAATTCGGTTCTTATATCAGCAAAATTTCTAGCAAAATATGGTATTGTACGTGGCATTATTAATATTAATTATACATTTATTATTACAAAATCAGTTTCTTGAAAAACATCATCAGTTATGGTATAATCAATTCTAATAGAAGCCCTATGTTCACTACTTGGGTCTTGCTCTACTGTTATCTCATTAACAATAAGATTTGGTAAATACTTTTTAACAGTCTTTTTAACGTCTATCTTAATATCGTTTAATGTTTTAGAATCGCTTGGTTCGAATATAAACTTAATAAGGTCAGTACCAAAATCTGGTAAATAAAGCCTTTGCCCCTTACTGGTTAATATTAAATGCATTAAATCAGACTTAATAGCCTGACTATCAGTAGTAGTTAAATCCAAGAAAAATCCTAATGGACTATCTTTAAAAGGATATTGAATATTTATAAACTTACCATCAGCCATTATACACTTATTTATATTATAAATATAATAAGGTATATTTTTATAAACTAAATGTTAAATAATAAATTTACCATACCTTTCTATATCTGGTAGGTATTGAGTCTCGTATGTATTTTTATTTAAAAAATAATCGTTGTTTATAATATTAACATTTGGGTCTGTTAGATAACTATGGTACAAACAATATAAATTATCATATACTTCATCAAATCTTTCATTATACTCCTTAATAGTAGTATATAAATTAATAATCCCACTTAATTTATCACTAATATATTTCTTAATAAGTTTATCATCCTTATCAAAATATAAGTGACTTTCTTTGTATTTTTTTATAAAATCAAAATCATCTTTATCATACATTTTATTGGGTGTAGAATAAATAAAATATTCTCTAACCCCTAAAGAACCTAACGCCCCACGTAAATATTGCCTATTTTTAACATCAAATAATAAATATTCATCCATTATAACACGATTTATTAGAAAATCATATTTACCTCTAAATTTAGAATTTTGTGAAAAAAAATGATTTTTATATTCTGGATAAAATGAAAAATTACGATATGAGTTACTATTATGAGTTATAAATATTGAATTGTCTGGCGACTTTAAAAATTCATAAGATGCCAAATGAGATTTGCCGCTTTGTCTGTTTGATATTAGTATCGTTTTCATAATTTTATCCACATTTACCTGTTCCACAGTTTTTACATTTAAGACAACCTTCTTCAAACACAATACTATCGTCTACACCACAATTAGTGCATTTCATGCCCTTAGCTTTAGTCCCATCTTTTATATATTTTTTTATACTTCTAACAACTCCAGCTTTCCAAGTTGTTAAAGTCTCATCATCTAATTTAAGACTTTCAACCAAATCAACTACATATGATAATGGCATTCCATGTCTAAGAATACCAGATATCATTCTAGCATAATTATGATATTCAGTATTAAAAGCTTTAGACAATCCTTCTATTATCATTACATCATCAGTCTTATGATTAATAATAAAATCATATCTTGTTTCATTATCTTCAGTTTTAAGTCTTCTAACTACACCACTATCAATTGATTTAGGTATTTTAAAAGAATCTTCTTGTCCAGTAAATACTTCATATGGTCTACCATCTAATAATCCAACAATCGCAATCCATTTTTCTCCTTTATTAACAAATCTATGAACATCAGCATCTAAAAATTTAGGTCTTTTTGGTGCATGATTATCCTTAAATATTTGTTCTTTTTCTATTTCCTTTTTTTCACTTTCACTTATTAATACACCACTTCTAGAACCATCTCTATATACTGTTATGCCTTTACAACCACTCTTCCAACCAGTTTTATAAACATCACTAACAACTTCTTCTGATATATCATTTGGTAAATTAACAGTTACTGATATTGAATGGTCAACATGTTTTTGTATCATACCTTGCATCTCCACCTTTTTAACCCAATCCACATCATTAGAAGTCGCCTTATTATATGGTGATTTTTTAATTATTTCATCAATTTCTTCCTTACTCATAGTCATAACTTCATCTACATTATAACCATTAGCTTCTAGATAAACTAAAAATTTGTGATGAAAAACTGGATATTCTTGCCAAGAATCACCAACACTATCTACAAAATCAACTCTAACGTTTTTATCATTTGGGTTAATCTTTCTTCTTCTCATATATGAGACTAAAAATGCTGGTTCTATTCCAGATGTTGTTTGTGTTAATATTGATACACTACCTGTTGGTGCTATTGTTAGAAGTGCTATATTCCTTCTACCATATTTTACCATGTTATCATATAACTCAGGGTTTTCTTTTTTTATTCTATTAATAAATGGGTTATTAAATTCCAATTCATGGTCATAAATTGGAAATGCGCCTCTTTCTTTTGCTAATTGAACTGAAGAAGCATAGGCTGATAATTTTAAATTCTTATGAACTTTTTCAGCAAATTTATTACTTTCATCTGTTCCATAAATAAGATTTAATGCTGCCATCATATCACCTTCAGCAGTTACACCTAATCCAGTTCTTCTACCTTGAATACATTTATCTTTTATATTTTTCCATAAATTAAATTCTGACCTTTTAATTTCTATATCTTCAGGGTCATTTTTTATTTTTTGCAAAATATTATCTATTTTTTCTAACTCTAAATCTATTAAATCATCCATAAGACGTTGGGCAATTGCTACGTGTTCTTTAAACAACTCCATATTAAATTTAGCTTTAGATGTAAAAGGATTTTCAACATATGAATAAAGATTCAAAATTAATAATCTACATGAATCGTTAGCACATAATGTTATTTCACCACAAGGATTAGTTGATATTGTCTTAAACCCTAAATGTGAATAACAATCTGGTATTGATTCTTTAATTATTGTATCCCAAAACAAAATTCCTGGTTCAGCTCTCTTCCACGCATTATGAATTATTTTTTTCCATAATCCAGAAGCATCAATATCCTTAGTAAATTTAGGTTCTTTTGAATCTATTGGGTATTTTTGAGTAAACAATTTTTCATTTATTGCCGCCTTCATAAAATCATCAGATATTCTAACTGAAATATTAGCCCCAGTTACTTTCTTTTCATCCATTTTAGCGTCAATGAATAATTCAGCATCTGGATGGTTTATTGATATAGACTCCATAAGAGCCCCCCTTCTTCCATCTTGAGCAACTTCTCTTGTTGAATTTGAATATCGTTCCATAAATGGAACAACACCAGTTGATGTTAATGCTGAGTTCTTTACTGGGGAACCAGTAGGTCTAACAAAAGATAAATCCAATCCAACACCAGCTCTTCGTTTCATTAATTGAACTAATTCTTGGTCTAATTTTAATATTCCACCATAGGAATCAGATTCTGAATCATTTCCAATAACAAAACAATTAGATAATGACACATATTGATGATTATTACCAATACCAGCCATTGGACTACCTTGTGGAACAATATATTTAAAATCTTTTATTAAAGAATAAATTGCATCCTCACTTATTCCATTATCATATTTATCTTCTATTCTAGAGAATTCTTTAGCAATCCTCTTGTGCATATCATCTGGTGTTAATTCATATATATTACCAGCCGAATCTTTTAATGCATATTTATTAACCCAAACTTCTGCTGCTAAGGTATCACCTTTAAAATATTCTAAAGATGATTTTATAGCTTCATCTCTCGTATAAACCTTATTTTCTTTATTTACTTCAATTTCTTTTACTGTATTAATCATCAATATCACACATCATTACGTGGTTTCATTAACCACAACATTATTATCTTTAGCTATTTTAGCAGCTTCAGCATCCTTTTTATCTTGTAATTCTTTTTTTCTTTTTTGTGCTGCTTCTAACACATTATTAATTGTTGCTTGTCTATTAGCTGCATCAGTTTCTACTTTACCCAAAAAGCTTTGTCCTTTATTATTTTCAGAAATATCTATTTGAATTGTAGAGTTATCAAACATAACATCATTAAAGACAATACCATCATCACCAAATCTTGATTTTAAGATAGCCATGGTAGCTGTATGGTTTTCTTTTTGTTCTAAACTCTTAGCAATAGAAACTATAAAGTGTCCTATTTGTCCCTTCTTTATAGAGCCACCAATTTGGTCAGCTTCTACAACTTCTGATTTTATTGAACTTCTATTACCTTGAACAGCAGTCCACCCAACCATATCAAAATCAGCAATTAATGTCTCAAATTGCCTCATTATATTACCTTCAGCTACATTAGCATCATCATATGATTTTGAAGGTTGCACACAATCTATGTAATCTAACAAAATAACATCTGGTCTAAATCCCTGAGCTATTTTTCTTTTAACATATTGTCTTATCATTGGTATGGTTGTTCCATCACTAGAAAATTTCTTTAGTTTCAATGAACCCTTACCAAGCGATTTTTCTTTAATCAAATTCTTTAAAAAATCTTTATGTTGATTTAAATCATTTAATTTTATGCCACTCCAACACGACAAATGTTTTCTTTTTATAATGTTAGGCATATCTTCAAAAAATATTTGTAAAACATTATAACCTTCATCAACAGCCGTATTAGCTATTTTAGTCATCATAGTTGTTTTACCAACACCAAATGGTGCTAATATTATCCCCAATTCACCTCTACCCAAACCACCATTCATATATCCATCAAGACCAAGTATTCCTGTTGGTACTGGTTGTCTGTAATCATCAGCTAATGCTGAATCTATATCATCATAAACACTTGTATCATCATCAACATTATTACCAACTTCTAAAGCCTTTCTTATTAATTCAGCACAAGTATCATAATCTTCTAAATTACCCCTATCAACTATCTTTTGAATAGCTTTTATTGATTTATTTAATTCCTGTTGCTTACAGAACTTCATAGAAAGTTCTTGAATATACAACGCATCATTAGATTCTGATTCAACAATCCTTTTAATTTGACTTAAAATAAAATTTCTTTTTATATCATCATTAATGTGTTCTAAAAGACGCATTTTTAATGACTCTATATCTGGAACTGCTTCAAATTTTTCATATGAATTTTTTATTGTTGAAACTACTAATCTAAGTGATTCGTCTTCAAAATAATTGGCATCAACAATTGTTATTATCTTTTCTGTAAATTTCCTATCTACAAGAAATTGATGAATTAGTCTATATTGGAAATCTATTCCCAAATACCCAAAACCATCTTTTTTTATCTCAGCCATTTAACTTAATTTAATTTAAACATGTTATTATAAATATACTAAACACTATCATTCTAATGTTTTTAAAATATTAATTAGTGTCTGATAAATAGTATCTTATCTCTTCAATAATTTCTGGTATTATTTCTTTAATGTCGATATCATACCTAACCTTTGGTGGGAAATAATTTCCACTAAATTCTGTTTTAGCTAACAACCTTCTATCCATCTTAACTTCAAACCCAATAACATCTTCTTTTTGTGGCACATCACGTCTTATTTCTTCTTCTAATTGTTGTTTATATGGATTATACATATTCCACAAATAATCCACTGATTTATCCTTTAAAAATTGTGGAATTATACCCAATCCATTTGTATTAATACCAGCAACTGAATCAATCATACCTTTAACGTCTCTTGTTGTTTCATAATAATCAGGAACAGAAAAATACCTCTGGCAGATTATATGTCCATTAATAGTTAATAAAAATTCAAATCTTTGTTCATCTCTCGCTTTACTCATTTGTTTTTGTTTTTTAGTTTATATTATTTATCATTCTCGCTTCTCTATCAATAAGTTTTTTAAATGGTAAAAAATAATCAACCAAATAATACTCACTTATTAAATTATCAACACCATCTCTTTTTATTTTATTATATACATTCTTTATGTC